TAGAAGGAAAGTTAGCCCCATCGCCGGCAGTAACGGTAAGCGAAGTAGCACTATCCGTTATAGCAGCAGCCAGCTTGCTGTATGCCCTATTCTTTACGACTAATAAACTTGTAGTTGCCATAGGGATACCTCCCCTTTAATCTTTCGGCAATGCCTCGTAGGGATTGTCAACTGCATAAAACCTGAGTGCCTGACGGTATAGACCAAGTTGGTCCTTACCCCATTCGACCATTCTGGGACCGACATTCACACCACCTACATTCAGAGAGTTAATCTGTTCCCTCCCCTTGTTCATAGCAGCCCGGGCAGCAACACCCTGGATTAAAACTGTTTCGTGGTCTGACCGTAGTGTTGAAGTTTTATCAGTAAGTCTGACCGTAGTGTTGAAGTTTTATCAGTAAGAGTATGATTCTTGTGGCAGTAAAGATGAACAGCCTCGTCAGCAGAAGGAACGATATTGATATCCATAGTCAGCACATCGGCAAACCGGGTGAAGTTTCTAAACTGCTTCGGGTTCTTGCCGGTGCGATACTCACACTTAAACACCCTGATAAGGTCAGTTATCCCACTGATGTCAAATTCCTTTGAGTCAGCCGTAGTCGTGATGCTAGTATCTTTTACCTCATAGGGCATCTTCTGTTCGACTTCATCCAGAGTTAGGCGAATGAGTCGGTTGAGTTCATCATTTTCCCACTCAAGGTCAACGCCTTCTTGAAACTCGTCTCGAAGAACGTCCCTTACCGAGGAGCGAATATCCGAAAGGAATCTAGCCATAATTACCTCCTTAGACTGACATTGGTTCTCGGTTGAAGCCCTTGACATAGAATACCCGATCGGCAGTTTGGTCGGCAGCTACATACAGCCTGAGATATTGAGCTCCACCTATGCGGAAAGTAGCTGCTATCCCACCAGCGCCAGATGACGTAGCGTGAAGGAATGAACCAGTCGCATCAGCATCAAAGGCATGGATAGCAAAAGGATTGGTAGTTATCTTCTCATCCTTTGGGATTCTGACTGATACTGTCCCCGAGGCTGACAGCGCAGGAATAAGAACTGTTAGAAACTCATAGGCTTCTACCATGTCAACCAACTCGGTAAAGCGGTCAACATCCTCATCGGTAAAGCCATCGGATGCCCGGTCATAGTCAAGAGTTACTGTCTTCCATTCAGATACTTTCATAATAAACCTCCAGTGCTTAATTTCCTCTTGGTATCTTCCGCCCCCACCTTTCAGCAGCCATACTGTATGCCTGTCCGGCAGCAGCCTTTTGGTCTTTGTCCTCGTTCTTAATTAGGTATTCTATGGTAAGGCTTATCTTATTACGGACAGATTCCAATGATTCCCCTTTTGTTATTTGCTCAACAGCCAACGGCATGATTACGCCTCCCGATATTTATTGTTGGAAAGTTCGGATTCACTTCTTAGAGTTACATTCTCAACCTCCAATAAGGTTACTCTTTTCTGTAAAATCCCAATTTCTTGTGCTTGTTTCCTCACTTTATCTTCTAGGTTGTCTATCTTTCCCTCAACTAATGTAATTTGGTTATGTTGCATTTCCTGAACTAACTGCAAAGTTTCAGGGTATCTGTTGTCATCCTTTGCAAAGCCTCTTTTATGATGGACTATCTCCCAAGATTGAAGACACCTACCAAGAGCCTTTGCCACTACAAGACGATGTTCAAGGACATACCCGTTCACATCAGCCATTGGGAAGAAGAAGTCATCGGGGTAAACTCTAATTGCGATATATCCCTGAGAATTTTCCCATCTTCCACCTTTCCAGTTTGCATTTATGCTACCCATCCTTTTCTCTCGCAAACGAGCAGCACATGACATGCAACGCTTTTTTGTTGGTTCACCTTTTCTTAACTGACCCCACCTTTCCTTACCACACATTGGGCAAGCGTGCCAAATAAGTCTACCATCACCAACATAGCCTAATTCTTTTGCCCCTCTAATTTCACCTAGTTTTGGCATGTTATCACTCCCGACAGGATATGTGCCGTTTCCCTACCTTGCTGCTGAGTCTGTGGACCGAGGCACACTTGGTGCAGAAGTATTGCCCTTTGCTTGGTGATTTGATTGCCCCGGGCTCGGGTGTCTCTCCAGGTGGAGTCGCTGGCTCTTGGCTAAGTAAGTCTTCTGGGTCAGGGTTCTCTTCTTTGTCCTTGGCTAATGCTGCACCCCTTTCATCAGGCAATATACCAGAAGGCGTATCTTTAGTCTTTTCAAGTTCCTTATCCTCTAAAAAGGACAGGACAGGTTTAGCTTCCCTTTCGGTTAAGACCTCCGATGGCGGTAATGGCACAACTCTATCGCCAACAAACATACCCCTACCGCACTGAGGGCAGAAGTCAGTCCATTTAAGCCTGTTACTGGCATCGTTGGATTTCTCCTTTGCCTTCGGAGTAGCTTCTCTGAGGTTGAAGCCACAAGATTCACAAATATCTACTGGCCATTGTAATTCTTCCATAAAGCCTCCAATGATTGTTAGTGGGGGGTTTAAGCCCAACCCCCCGAAGCCTTGAAGTTACGGAGTGATTTGCAGGAAGAAGAACGGAGCACCTTGGCCTCCGCCTTGAGCGTGAGTCATAACGAAACCTGCTATCTGACCCTTGCTGTTGTTAGCATCGGAATAGTCAAGTTCGTCAATAGACCCATCGTGGCGGAAGATACCTATCTTGTTGTTGCTACCGCTCCCAACTGCTGCCTGTGGTGCTATCCAGGTAGGTCCCCAAGTCTGAATCCAGCCGAACTGGCCTGAAGTGTAGACTAGCTGAGGCATACCATATACTGCGTAGTTATTACTGGTAGATGCAGTTAGGTAGTTGTAAGGGCTGGCCATACACTCAATGTGGTCAGTATCCTCTACCAGTGCTACTGGGATAGGGTCAGTGACTACTATGGTCATTTCCCCGGCACCAGTAGTTACTGTGTTGGACTTTATCTGCCTGGTGAACGCCTTGGAACTGGCATCAAAGACTACTATGTAGCCACCAGCAAGGTAGTCTACAGTAATAGCACCATCTCCACCTCTGCCATCAGTCCCTGCTACATCCAACACTATCGTAGTAGCATACTGTAGGGCATTGGCAGCGATAGTCGCATAGGCTACGGACTGTGGTTGAGTATCCTTGACACCAAAGTCAGGATTCACAGTGCCCATAAACTTCGCATACCTGAACACCCTATCCCCATCTACATACTTGGTGCCGAGGGGATACAGTTGGCTGGCATTAGCTACGGACAGGTCTGGCAAAGCCAGATTTTGGTAGCCTTCCTGGGCATCCACATACGCTGGTAAAACAAGGTATCTACCATCGTGGACATAGATTGGTTGGTCTATCTGTGGCATTTTCTTTATCCTCCCTTATCCTGCCGTAGGTTGTGCATTGGTAATATCGACGATTCGACCTATGCCATACTTACTGCCAACGATTAGATTCGTATACGCAGCAAGACGCAACGCCTTACCGATGTAGCCGGACATTTTCGTGATGTATTCGAGGTTGAAAAATGCGCCGTCTGCCTCGGTCTTACCAAACGCTACTTTAACGCCGGGGTCTATACTACCAAGAGTGGTAGCTCCCAGCTTGATTGCGAAGATGGAATACTGCTTGGTCCCGGAGCTATAGGCAGCTCTCGCATCAGCACTGGTAGTGCCCTGGCCTGTGTTTACCTGCTCGGCCACCATGAAGTCGGAACGGATTATCGGTTTGTTGTCGAAGGTTAGAGTCCGTCCACCAGCCTCATTCAAGCCGTAGTTAATCAAGCCAAGAGCGCCTGCCGTGTCTGCTTTCAGAGAAGCAATACCCATTTCCCTGTATACCCGGTCAATCTGACGAGCAAGACAGAAAGGCATCAGCCAGAAGTCGAAGCCATGCTTCAAATCATCACTGATGATACGCATATTCTCTAGTGCCAATGCACCTTCGCCCTCGTCAATATCCCAGGTTTCGCCCCAGTTAGCTGCTGCCCAGGCATGAAGACCATCCATTGACAGACCGGTGCCGTCGTAGGTGTAGTCGTCGTAGATAATCTTATGACCGAGCTTCTTGGTTATATCCCTCATCATGCCTTCAAGAGCCATTTTCTCGTAATCGTTCTCATTCTGCCAGATAGCATTGTCATAGCTGTCTATCTTTGACATCAGGTAACAGATACGAAGAACGGCTGTCTGGGCTGAGAAGGTAGCACCTTCGCTGAATACTGTCTGTCCGCCCTGACCAATATCGGCTACGCTATCCTCAAGGTTCGCACTCTCACGAAGCCATCGGATATATTCACCTGTATGATTGGCCTGAACGAAACCCAATATATCAACTGGGTTCCCTCTCTTGTAGTTCTCGTCCACCACGCCAGGGATAAGCGTGGGGGTTGTTGCCTTTAGCACTTCTGCCAGGTTGTTCCAGTAACCACCTGATAAAGCCATAGTGCTTTCCCTCCAAGTTTATTTTTTCTTGGCGTCTTCGAGCATCTTTTCAGCGACGCTCCGCCCCTCCCCACCAGCAGATATAGCAGAAGCAGGTGTGGTAGTTAAGGCAGCCGGTTTAGGTTTCCCGGTTACAGGGTCAATCTCAGGTGCAACCTGACTTTTGAGAAGACTAGCTGCATTAGCCAATCGCCCAGGGTCGCCATCAGGGACAAGTCCCGCCAGCTTTGTCTCATCAACACCGGCAGCCATAGCCGCGAGCTTGATGCTGACAGAGGTTTCCTTCTGATTGGCAGAAGTTTCCCTCTCACTCATCTTGGCTTCCCTTGCTTTATAGGCAGCATCTACACCTTCAAGCCTTGCAGCTTCCCTTGCGTTTGCTTGCCTCGCTCTTAGTGATGCCAGAGCTACCGGGTCTTCACCGACCTTATCAGCCTCAGCGTCTTCTTGGGCTTTGGTTAGTGCACCTATCTGGGTAGAAAGGTTAGTTACCTGATTAGTAACCGTATCAAGATTCCCAGTAAGCCTTGTGACTTCCGCCTCGGCCTTGTCAGCCCGATCTTTCTGCGGTCTGCCATCGGCAGCAAGGGTATCCTCAATCACCTTGCTTGCTGCCGTCACCACTTCCTCACCTGTATACTGCTTACCTTCCTCAAATAATGAAGTCAACTGTTCAGTAGCGGAAGGTTGGTTACCGGGTTGCTGAAGACTCGGTCCAGCTCCCTTGTCGCCTCTGTCCCCCTCTTTATCAGTCTTGTCCATAGCCATTGAGTTTCCTCCCTTTTAGAGTAATATATTTTCCCCTTTCGGGGCTTACTCCCTTAGTGCTTTCAGTTCCTCTTCGATAGCCTCGCCTCTCTCAGCCCACTCCTCGATAAAGCGTTCATAGGTTGTGAGTTCTTCCCTTCTCTTCTGCTCCAAGATTGGAGTCCAGCCAAAGGCTATCACACCCCAGGCATCGAGGTCGAGATTTCCTAAACGAAAGTCCTTCTTTGCCTTTGCATGAGGCTCTGCAAGATAATTGAGGTATTTATCGAATACTGTTCTTGTCGGAACTTTTGTGAAATCCCATTTCTCATTGCCAAGTAAATCTCGGTAAACATCCCGATAGAAGTCCATGTGTTCCATCATAAACCAGTCGTCTTCAAACCAGAGGTCGGTTCCTGTGTCCAGCTTCCAGTTCTCAGGCTTGCCCTCACCTATGATGGTATAGTAGCCAACATAGTCTCCGACATATTGCTCCGGCACGAACTTGCCATAGGCATCTCGTTTTATCTCAGCCAAGCCGAAGGCAGTATATTTACCATCAGTAGTGAACCTCATAGCTTGGCGTCCAGCTTCTCTCAAGTCAACATCTTCGATATAAAACTCGGATTCATTATCAGCCAATCCCCACAGTTTCTCGAACTCATCCTTCCACTCATCATAGATATTGTCGTATTCTACCGATGGCACATCTTGTGGTTTTGGTATATCTATGCCTGCTATATTGTGCATAGCTTTAGCAAAACCTGTAAGATTATCTGGGTCTTGCCCGCCATTCTCCACAAGGAATCTCTCCTGCCTCTTACCTTTAATCTCTATTTCGTGATAAAGAACAAAGTTCTCTACTTGCTCAAGTGGGAACCTGTCACCAGTTATGGTATTGGTCATCTCAAGGGCTTCACGCCTTCGCCTGTCCTTGCGGTAGTCTTCGTGTTCTAAGAGGTAGTCCTGTCGCCCCTGTGTCGTCTCAATGGCATCATACTCAGCATCCTCAGTGCGATAATTGACATCAATCCGCCATCTTGGAACTAAGTAATTATCAAGGTAATCTTTGTCCTTATCCAATGCTTCGGCAGCTTGCCCGCCATGATAATCCTCACTCATTAAGAACTCATTGAGGTCTGGGTTATCATATCTATTGAGTTTTGCCTCAGCACTATTACCGCTTGTCTCATCAACTATTTTCATGTGTTCTACATAATCGTTGACAACTTCATCAGAGATAGGGGATTCTCTTGTTCCCTTACCCATCGCATCTACCCGGCGCTCTATGTCACGGAATGTCTCAGCACCCACCGTAGTAGCTCTAACAGCATCGATAGCTTCCTGGTCATCAGCCTCTTGAGCTTCTTTCAGTGCATCATACAAGTGCTGATTATCAACTCTAAGTTGTAGATATTCTAATGGCTTGTCGGATAGAGTCAGAGGATTACCACCCTCTGTCCGCCAATCAACATAGGACTGAACCCCTGCTTCCTCAGCATCCAGGTGGTCTTTGAGCAACAACAGGTCAGCCTCTACGCTGCCGTGAGTTCCTTCCGTTACCATCTCTTCATAGGTGAAGTGAGTATCAATGGAAGTCTCAGGTGGCAGGATGAGTTTGGGTATAGCATTGTCGGGAATGTCCAATTCTTTTATGAGCCTGTTAAACTCGGTATAGGCTTCTTCGGTAAGTATCTTGGACTGCCCCCAGACAGCCAGTTGAGCATTTTCATTGGAATGAGAGCGTAGCCAGTCTTGGCGCGGGTTAATTCCAATCTCAGCCTTATGCTTCTCAAGGAACTCAGCTTGCTTCTTTGGGTCAGTTATAGCCCAGTATTCATTGAGCAGAGCGAATTGTCTCTGTGAGAAGTTACCAAGATGAGCGTTCCTGGTTCTCTCATCCTGGTCAAACTCTTTGAGTTTCTCTTCGTCGCCACTTGCTACAATCTTCTCTCTGTCGTGCCACATCTGGTAATACTGAGCAAATGTCGTGCCTTTTACCAAGTCGGCATTAAGGTTCACCAGCTTCTCATTAGGCAGAGTGCTCAAATGTTCATTGATAATTCTGGCTTCAGCAATAGCTTTGATATATTCAGGGAATCCCTTTTCTTTGGTCAGCGTCGCAGGGTCCACACCCTTGAACTGAGAAGAAGTATCAGTCCAGAAATCTGCCGTGTCATAGTAGGGTTCAGTAATTCCATATACCAAGTTGTCAGAGTATTTAGGCAATCCCATCTTCGCCCAGTTTTCCACCCAGTCACCAGTATAAGTCTGAACGCCAGCACCAACGATAGCTGGAATGGCAACTTGGAGAGCTCTCGTTGGGTCTTCCATATAGGCTTCGTAAATATCCCAGACGGCAAATGGAGATATCCTTTCAGCCCACTGTCTTTTATTAGCTACATCAACCTCTTCCCCAATGAAGTTTTTACCTCTCCAAAAGTCAAGGAAGAGGGATGCCAGAGGCGCTGCCTTCCCTCTGAGAAGTGTTTGAACCAAACCTAATGGGTCGACCTCATACTGTGCCCCCGTAACACTTGACACTCCTGTTTTGGTAATAGCTCTTGTAAAGAAAACTAAGAACTGGCGGAAACCACCCCAGGGGTCTACCCTAACATTCCCGATTCGTATGCTCATATACTCAGCACTACGAGGGTCTCTTTCTACTTCCCACCAACCCGCAGCAGCACCAAGTAAAATAATCCCACCGAAAGTGCTGACGAAGGTTACAGCGTTTTTCCACGCCTCTAGCCTTACCCTCGGGTTAGCATTTATCAAATCCTTGACGGAGAGCAATCTACCCACTGCCATTCTAGGGGCAAAGAACATGGCGCTCAATGCCGGTGCGGCTATCTGGTATCTCCCCAGTGAACCCCTAGCCGTGAAGTTAGCAAGGCTCTTGGCAAAAGCCAGCATCTCCGTCTGGACATCAAATACCTCACCAACCTTCAGCGTCTTTTCGCCAGACGCATACATCTCGCTTAGTTTGAGCATAGCATTATGGTAATTCTTGAATATCAGCCAGTTATGTTCATTAGTGCCAGTCTCAAAGGCTCTAGCAGAAACCTTAATATGAGGTAGCCATGCTGTAAACCTCGGCAGTAACCTCTCCACACCTTTTGCATAGCCAAACTCTTCAGTTCCTTTATACTGTGCCGTCCCCTTTGCTACTATAAGTGGTCTAAGGAAATCACCCCCAGCCTCAGCAGCGAACTCGTAAATCTGGAAGAGTGGGTCCCTAGTAATCTTCTGCCACGAAGCATCAGCAGACTTCTGGCTCCATATTGCCTTCCAAGCTTCCACATTAGCCTGCACAAATGTTATGGGATGACTGGCAATAAGCGGAGCTTGCTGTCTCCAAAAGGAGAAGTCAACGGATGCCTTATTTCCCCTCAAGAAGTTACCGATGTCTATTGGGAGCATCCCTATCTCTTTTAGGGCTTTAATTATATTATCCCGAACAGGGACAGGCCAGAGAGGTATCTCCTTAATAGCCTTCTCAATGGGTGCTTCATAGCGAGTAACTGGTATGCTTCATAGCGAGTAACTGGTATCGGCTCTCTAAACTCTGTCGGGGTGTATATTACATCTGTGGATAGCCCACGCAGATACTCAGCAGTCGCCTGGTCAATCGGTATCGGTTCTCTATGGATAATCGTGAGAGTAGATTCAACGACATCTCTCAATGACTTTCCTTCAGAAGCCATCTTCTGAAGTGCCTTCGCTACTATCGGTTGCTTGCCAAAGACATAGTTTAATCTATCCCACGCAGAACCGCCTTCTGGGAATAGGGCACTCCCAGTTCCCTTCTTTCGGGGGATTGCTCTGCCAGTCAGAGCATTCGTCAAAGCCGTAACAGTAGAAGCCATTTCCAGAGGATACTGTTGCATACCCTTGTTATGAAACACCATCGCAAAGAAAGCACTTCTTAGCTCGTCGGATATACCTTGAAAATACTCTGTAGTAACAACGGGCAGTTTACCAGCCATAGTCTCGCTGATTGCTTGCTTCATACCCTCTTCGGGGCCAAGACCTTGCTCAACAATCAATTCCTGTGCCCTGGCTTTAAGGTTCTGCGCCTTTTCAGTCTTAGATTCACGCCGTAACTCAACAGTCAGTTCCCACGCTGTTAAGGCGTTAGGGTTCATAACATACTCACCCATCAAGCCAGCCAGCACCTTAGCCTGTTTGAGTGTTAGTTTAGGCTGACCGACAATACTCCCCTGTTTGAGTGTTAGTTTAGGCTGACCGACAATACTCCAGTTTTCAGCTACCTCTTCGGTAGTCAAGTCTGTCTGTGGGGTTAGTGGCTTTTCCACAAATGATGTTGCCAACTGAGTCTCAAGACTTGCTATCCTATCCTGCATTTCTTTGGCTTCAAGGATACCTGCCCTTAAAGCCTCGCCATCTTCAAAGCCTCGCTCGGTTGCTAATTCATCTAAAGCAAATTCCCATCTAACGTGCTTCCCATCAGCAGTCAGGATTGAAGGCTTAACATCTGGCTTGCCTGTTAAATCTTTATATTGCTTAATTGTAAGGTCAGTTATTTCGCCTTTGAACTTGCCCGTTTTCTTTATAATGCCAATCAGGTCTTTGGCACGATTGCTCTCCAGCGTTATCTGTAACCCTACTATCTCTTCCTGCGTTTCATAAGCCACTCTCTCTTCGGCTGGAGCTTCCTCGGCTGCCTGTCTAGCCTG